CTGCAACGCGTACGGTGCCAGCTTGCATTTCTGCTCTTCGGATAGCGTCATACCGAATTCACCGAACGAGGCCCGATACGGCCCAACCACAAGTTCTTTCGCAATACCGGCAGGTTTCTCCATCGCGCGCATGGTGATTTCGAAACCAACCTCTTCGACCGGTGTAGGCACGGTGTCGTAGCCGTGTGTGAACGACACCTGCATCCAGTCCACGTTCGCGGGCCAAACGTATTCTGGCGCAATCGACGCGACGTTGACGACGTAGAAAGGGTTCCACTGTATCCACCCTGCCTGAAACACGGTGTAATCCTCGACGTTCAGCGCGTTGCCCTCGTAGAGGATGGACTCGACTGACACGACGTGCAGGCTGTTGAGGGTGATTTTGCCGTTGGGGCTGACTGGGCACATGATGTTTTGTTCGGAGATTACTGGCCAGATGTGCCAGTTGCAGTAGTCGCGGATCACCTGGCCGGCGACGCCGAGGAACCAGTCTTGGTCGAGGCCTATGAATTTCGCGTAGTCGTTCGGGTCGAGCAGCGGCGGCAGCGCTGGTGTGGTCATGGTTGCCGCCGTCTGATCAGCGTCCAGACCGGCCCATTCTCGGTGTGCACCCAGTCGTACACGTAGTCGACGCCGTACACCCATGCGCTTTGCGGGATGAACGGCATCGTGTTGGCTTCGATGCCGATATCTTTGGTGCGTAGCTGCGGCTTGGTTCGCATCAGCGCCGCCAGAGCAGATGTGCGACCGCGATGATGCCCAGCTCGACGGCGATGATGATTTCGAACGTGCTCACAAGTGTTGCCTTTCAACACGCGTTAGGAAAACCTGGGGGTGACACGGTGCCGACTACTTGGGATAAGCGGGCTCGTCGACACCGCGCCACCCGGCGCAGCTAGCTCGGAGGACCTTTCTAGCTGCCGCCAGCCAAACTACGATGCGTTAATACATAACGCATTGCCGCAGCGATTAATTCGGGATCATCCTGTAGCCAGCCGATTGCCCGGTTACAGTTCATACACAGCAGGCCGCGAACCCTGTTGGTGATGTGATCGTGATCAACCGCTAACTGTCGACCGCTCTTACACAGCTTTTGACAGACTGCGCATTTCCCGGCTTGTTTGACCAGCAGCTCGTTGTACTCATCGAGCGTCAACCCGAACGTGCGGTAAAGATATTCACTACGCACACGCTCACGAACAACAGTACTGCGTTGATAACGCTCACGATTGTACTTACGCCTCTGCTCGAGCCTGTCCGGCTGATTCTGATATTCCCTCGCATAGGCACGCGCATGTTCCTTGTTCCGCTCATACCAATCACGTTGATATTCGACAAGGCACGGCTTACACCGGCCACGCCGATACTTGCCTTGCTTACGGAATTCGCTAAGAGGCTTGACAGCGCCACATGCACAGCAAACACGGGTAGGCACCCGCGGCCTCACAGAATCAGTCTCGTGTCGTTTGCTACGAACAAACTTTGCCGCGGGTACCGTACCCATCCAGCTAACTCCCTCCAGCCAATGCTATCAGCTCAAACAGCTCAGGACGATCAACTAGCAAACCAACTCTTTCTTCTATCCTCATCGTCCAAACATTTTGCTCGAAATCGAACCCGTTGAGGTTGGTAATGTCCACGCGCAAACCACCGAGGCGCAACACTTGTCCGGCATCAGCGAAGTCGCCGACGAGGACAAGACCGGGTGGCATCGCCGGTGTTGACACCATGCGTTTGCCCCATAGCAGTAGGTTTTCTTCGATGCCGGTTGGGCCGGCGTCGACCCGCTCACCCCACGAGTAGCCGAAGAAGCTGCCGCCCAGGTAGTTTCCGGTGGTGTCTTTCGCGAGGCGCACCGTCGTCCAGTCTTGGGGGTTGAGGACCACGGCGTCGGGTTCGAAGAATGTCAGTACCCGAATGTCGGTGATGGCGGCCAGGATCGCCTCGGCGGTGCCGACACCGGACGGGTCGGTGGTGAGCCGTCCCGGCTTGACACCGGTCACCGTGGCGGGCAGGGCACCCGAACCGACCGCGCTACCGATCGTCACCGATTGCGCGGTGACGGTCTGTGGTGCGGTGAAACCGACCGGGTAGGACGTGTTGGTGCCCTGGGTGCGGTTCAACAGGCCGTTGATGGACGGCATGCCGGTCCCGGCAAGCAGGTCGACCTCTTCTTTGCGGGTGACACCCATGACGCCGCGGCGCTGAATCAGGCCCCAGAAATATCCGGCATCCTGTATCAGCTCGTCGGTGACACGCTCGAGGTTCGCGATCTTGCCGACTTGTTCGGTGTAGCGGGTGAGGCTGCTTGTGCTGGTCGGTTTGGTCGCGGCTTCCGGTGTGCCGACTGACTGGTTGTTCCACGCCGTCTCTTTGACATAGGTCGCGATCGGCGACGATACCGGGAAGGTGGGGAACAGGTCGGCGATTACGTTGGGGTAGAACCGCATTTCGACGATGCCGGGAATGAATTCCGGCACGATCGCCGGACCGGCGGTGCCCGGTGGTGTCGCATAGAAGTACTGATTCTGCGCGAGGTTGCCGGTGGGCGGCACGGTGGCACCGCTGGTCTGCGCACCCATCATGTTCGCGTTGGTGCCCTGCGTAAGCAGCGACACCTCAGCCTGACTGCCCGGGGCTTCTCTCCCGGCTTTGAGCGCGACGTCGAAACTGAACGTGCCGCGGCCGCTGCCCTTATTGGCGAGGTTGGCCTGAGCACACGCACGCATATCCTGGTACGTCTTCAGGTTCGCCTGATACTGCCGTTGCAGCGCTGTCGGCTCGAGCGCCGGTGGTGTGCCGCTGGGGTTGAGGCTGGCGGGATCACCGCCGCCATCACCGTTGCGGTAGCTCATCGCGTGGTTGTACGCTTTGATGCCCTTGCTGATTTCGGCGTTCTCTTTCTCGCTGTTCTCCCAGTACTGGGTGAATTCAGCGGTGGTGATCTCGTCGTTTTCCAACGCTTTGATCTTGTCGCTGACTTCGCGTTTGAGCTCAACAGCTCGTTGCTTCAATGCCCCTACATTCGGCATCGTCGTTGTCCTTTCCATATAGCAACGCGTGCTTGGCTTTTGCCCAAGCAATCACCTTCGCTCTGTCAGCGGCTTTGTCGGCGGCTTTCACGGTCGCTTGCGCGGCGGTGAGCGCGGTCGACTCCACGGTTGTTAGCGAATGTCTTTTATCTTCCATGCCTTCGGTTTCGTCCATATCGCCGACGGAATCGCACTGAGCGCCGAGCTGATAGGCCATGTCGTGCATGGCTTGAATCATGTCTGTCGGTGAGAGCATCTGCCCATTTTCCTGCAACGCTTTGAAGATCAACGACTTACCGGTGTCCTCAGTCAGCGGCTTTGCTTTCTTCGCGGCGACGTCTAGCGGTGTGATCGACTTGGCCGCAAGCACTTTCGCCTCGGGATTGGACGGGATCGCGACGAACGAGCCGTTGAGCAGCTCCCGCATCACCGACCCGTCGGCTTGCTTGACGTTGCGGTAGGCGACGCTCATGCGGTCGATGTGTCCCTCTTTGAGCAGTGTGCGTGTTTCCTGGCCTCGGGGCAGTGACGAGAATTCACCGGACACGGTGATGCGGCCGTCGTCGAGCATCTGCGGCACCGCCGAACCGACCACGCTGCCGACATCCATGCCGTGATCAGTGTCGAAGGTGATCTTGTCGGCCAGCGGCAGCCAGTCTTTCGCGAGCAGCTCTTCGCCGTCACGGTCGAGGCTTTCATCGGATAGCACACCGAACCAGGTGCCGTTACCGGTGTCATCGGTCGAAATGATGTCGATGTCAACGGTTTTCGTTTGAACATCCATAGTGAAACCTCTCGACTCGGGGACGTTGGCGTACAGGGCACGCTGCTGCTGAATGGCGCTGTCGCGGCTGGCGTGGCATGCGACGAGCCGGTTAGTGTCGGCGTTGGTCACCGCCCACGGCTTGGATGCCGGACAGCGGTCGTCTTTCCCTATGTCCCACGGCATTAGTTCCACCATGTCTTTCGTGTGAATGTTGCGGCGTCGATGAGTTGATGATCGGGGCCGAGCATGACGATTTCGGCCCCGTATTGCATATACCGTGCAAGCATTCGCTCCCCTGGGTCGGCGTGAATAATGTAGACATCGGCAGACGGATACATGTCAAGCGCAGTATCGACAGCAGCGCGCCACGCCGCACCCGCTACGACTCGCACATATTCAGGGAACACGTGTGCATCCGGTGTGTTCGGTGTGAGAGATTCGGCCAAAGCATCGAAATCAATCGTGATGTCACCGGCTTTCGCGTGCCCGCGGACATAGCTGCTTTCGCCTGCGCCCGGTGGGCCGATGACAACATAAATCGACATCAGTCAGTCACCCTCAAGTGTCGGCGCGGCGAGCCGACTCAGGTGATCGACGCATACCG